ATATTAATATGCGTGTAGACGCATAAAGGTGTAAATAAGACATGCTATTGACTTGCAACAGCGTTGTCTATTGAGAATAGCTAGGCACGATCGTTAGATTGAGCATCTAGCGATAAGTATTTCCAGGGCTGGACATACCCCTATGGGGGGAGTACGTCCTTGGTCTCCCCGCTATATGGCTTCAGAAAATTATGTCAAAATTTATTGGCAGTACGTTGTACCATAGACACCAGTACCATAAGTTGTACAAGTCGTCTTAGGAACATTATCCTGATACAAGATCTCCTGCCTATAATCAGGACCAACTCTATACCGCTGTATCTGATAGGTAGTAGGTCCTGTACCGTAGCTATAACCAGTAGGACTAGACGGATCAGGTACCAACGTATAACCCATCACAGGACCAGCTGAAAGAAGACACAAAGCAATGAGATACTTCATCATTCACCCCATACAGCTTGATAGGTATTAGGGAAGGCTTCCCTTACCAACTCCTTACACTCTACTGCCAACACCCTATGTTCAAACTGTGTCTCAGGACCACTCCTCAGATCAATGTAATGAATCCAGGACCTAAGACTACCATTCATATACAGACGTGTAGGCGTAGCCAAAGGCAGGATATCCCTAGCACATTCTTTTGCTACACCAGCTGCTACCATATCTTTATAGAGCTGATAACCATCACCATACAGTTGACCTATACGGTATTCAAAGGTACGTTTAACTACATCATCCAGATCATCGATACTATTCTGTCTATTAGTTAGATCTTGTCTACGCAGGTTAGGCAGGTTAGCGGGAGAAGGGACTTCAGCATAACGTTGACTAAACTCTTGGAAGGAGAAGGACCTATGTCGAAGGATTTGAGCTGCTATAGCTCTAGTAGTATTAATTTCTACACACATATTCACCATCTCAAAGGGAGACCAGTGTTTATGTTTAATAAGGTACTTAATCAGTTTAGCACTGGTCTCAGTGTTGTGTTGATTAGCAGGGTTACTGACTCTTGCCATGTAAGCAATGAGGTCATCACCATTAGGAGTGGAGTGGATGAGTTCTACTGACATAGGTGGGTTAGTGGTGGGAGTGATATCTTCTCTACTGCCTCCCACGCCTTCGGCTGTGGTCGAGAGGAGAGTTACTCAGTTATTAGTAGTAGTGGAGTAGATGAATGAACCAAGAGGGTGTATTGTTTGTCTTTGGAGCCTTGGCTCCCTCACTGTTCATTAGGAAAGGGAGAGATTGTGTCGTTTAGCGAAGCTAAATGGCATGTCTCTCCCCTTACAGCGTCGGGTCCACCCTTCCCTCGGCTGTTTAAGTGAGGGATCGGATTAAACCCAGGTGGGGACAGGCTTTTTACCAGCGTATCCTCTAGCCTTTTTACGTTGCTCTAGAGACATACCAAGACACATATGATTAGCTGCTTGTTGAGGGTCATCTAACCAGCATTCAATGAGGTCTTGGAAGTCTTCTTGTCGTCTTAGCTTCACGGTTTCGTAAGCTGAGATAGCTAGGGACTCGGTAAAGTATTTAACGCCTTGAGCAAGGGAGTCTAATCTGTCGTCGTGTTTAACTGCGCCTTTCTCACGACACATTCTACTCATCTGGTAGAAGAGCATGTAGAGGAGTCTGTCTTCTGGAGGAGCGTCGGGGTTGGACTTGTAGTCCCACTCAACCACACCACGGTCAACAATAAGACGATGTTGATTAAGAACAGGTTCAAGGGCGTCGATGATCCTGTCTTCCTTACGGACATTAGCGCGGACCTCTTCGATGTCTATGGCTTGTTTGGTCTGTTGGAGGTGTTTTCTAAACAGCTCTGACACGATGCCATCACCGAAGTTGGTTTCGATGAGTAGCTTTGTAACGTTAAACTTCTTACAGCCACGAAGGATATCAAGGAGAGTGTTGTCGCTATAGCCATCGCGGTAAGCTCTAACTTCGTGAACATAGAGGAAGCCGTTCTTTTGACTTATGAAGGTTGCTGCTGTTTCGTCGGTACCTCTACCCGAAGGGTCAACGGAGCAAATTGTTTCGGTGTAGTTTGTCCATTCCCCTTGTAGCTGCATAGGAGAGTAGAAGTAATCACCTGGGAGTCCGACTGTTGGGAGGTCTTTGATGACGTTTCGAGGGTCAGAACACCACACAACGGAATCCGGAGCTTGAGTTGGATTAACACTTGTAATGACTAGATCTTGGAACTTAAGTGGGAACTTCTCAGCGTCACTCAATGACGTATCCAGCATGAACTGCAACATGAAGTTGCTACGGCCCATAGCTGCTTCACGTTCTATTAGGTCATCATTAGAGAAGCGATCAGGGTCTGTTACCTCCCACTTGTCTGCTCCCATGTCGATGTCTTCCTGCAACTGAGGAGCAATCAAGCCCTCATAGTTAGACAACTCCCTTGGGTAACGTGCAGGCCAGACAAAGGGACGGTAGTTCCGTTCTGCTAGCTTCCTGTAAATAGTAAAGGTTGTCTGGGGAGTACCCAGGTACATAATACGGGAGTCTGGCTTAGGAGTCAGGATCGACTCAGCCTCAGTACACAGCTGCAAGAGCTTCTCACGCATCAATTCAGTGAGAGAGTTGCCCGGGACCTCTACGTCATCCAAAATCATTAGATCGGCACGAGAGCCCGTCAATTGCCCGGTAATTCCGACTGACTTAACTGATGGGGCCTGGTGAGGAGTGCACTTAATGTCAAAGCTAATACGAGACCAACGAGCGGAGTCATCAGTTGGCTTCATGTGGCTAAGCCAAGGTGTATCTGTAATCAGCTTCTGACAAAAGATTGAGAAGTTATCAGCTCGCTCTTTTGAAGCACTGATAACCATCACTTTCTTCTCAGGGTCATTAAACAGCGTCCACAACACAAACCCTGCAGTCAACCACGATTTGCCGACTCCACGAAATGCTTGTATTTGCAGTCGTTTTGGTCCGTGTTGGAGATAGTCACAAATAGCATATTGAGCACGTGTTGGGGACGGTAGACCAAGTTGATGCCACAACGCTTGAGCAAAAAGCTTAAAGTCTGCTTTCAACAAACTCAGTGAGTCTTGTTGCGATGGCAAGGAGTTCTTCTGGTGTGGCATTATCGTCTCCACTGGAATTGGCGTTCATGTAAGGCATCGATAGTGCTCATCATTCCACCAGGACCAAACCGCTCTTGGGAGGGAGGAGTAACGTCTGACAACCGAACATTTGCGGTACCTCTAGCTGGTTTGGTGTTAGCCTTAAGGGAGGATTTGTTGGTATTTGGAGTGCTACTACGACGTGTATTAGATGAGTTAGTAAGTCTGTTAGGAAGGACGTTAACCCATTTCTTACCATTCCAGACAACAGCCTTACCGTTTAAAGTAGCTTGAGAGCCAACAGGTCTAACTGGTACTCCGTATTGAGTAGCAGCTTTAGCTTCTGCTACAGCAACAACAGGAGGGATAGCAGGTTTAGATGTTGGCTTACCCATCCCAAGCGGTACCCTAGCTCCAGGTACAGCAACAGTTACGTTAGGGATACCACCAGTCTTTTGCATACCTGGGAACCGATCCAGGTTCTTAGAGATGGTAGTAGCGTTAATGCCTTTAGCTTTAGCTTGAGCATTCTGAGCAACAAGAGCTGCTTTATCTCCTTTAGCGTCCCATTTGATCTCCCCACCAAAGGCTTCCTGAGCACGTTGTCTCATTAGTGCTTCAGTGGGGTGGTTATAGGCACGTTCATTCAGAGTACGCTGTTCATCAAGGATTGGTTGTAAGACCTTCCAGGCATCAGCTGCTGTAGTCCCCTTAGGGAGAGGTTCTGTCTTAAATCGTCCAGGGTCAGGTTGTCCGTCCTTACCGACGTGTGCGTAGTCATTACCCCAGTTCTTACCACCAGTTGTATGAGCTGGTTTAGAAAGGGGAATAAAGCCTTCAGCTTCTGAACCAACAACATACCCATTCTTCTTTGCAATATCCCAAAGGGATCTCACTTCAAACTCATCCATATTCTGGACAAGAGCTTCAGTGGAAGATACCGAAGCAGGGTGATGTGCTTCAGTACCAGGAATGGGTTGAGAGACCTTACGTGCTGCTGATTCAGTCGTATTGACATCAGCAATGAGATCTGTTGGTTGAGTACCTAAGGCATTGTTGAGAAGATCATTCTCAAACATGTAAGAGCCTTCAGAGACAATATCTCGTCTGGCTCTACGTGTTTGGCTGATCTTGTTGGAGATGTAGTCATCAAGCCCTTCAACTAAAGTACCGTCTTGTTGAAAGGCTACCTTAAGTCTATTAAGGTGACGCTCCTTATCAAGAGCCTGATTGCGTCCTATCTGTAGAGCTTGTTGATAGTTCTGTTCACGTTCTTGAAGGAGCCGCAGGGCTCGATCAATCATTTATACCTTAGTGGACTAGTTAGACACAGAGATGCTCAGCTTCTTACGATTAAGAAGATCGCCAAGAAGTTTCATCGGGTTCTCTGCTTGACCCAATGCACCAGGCTCATCGTTACCGTTGTATTGAGGAGAGGTTTGTGGTTGCTGTGGTTGTGCAGGGGCAGCAGGTTGCGGTTGCTGTGCTCCAGGATGTTGCCCTGTCTGATAACCGAAGGTCCGTTGCATCAACGGATTGTAGTTACCACCAGTGGCTTTGACATACTCTTCAGAGCCTTTATAAAGACCCTTACCGCCATCACGATAGGAAGATGAGGAGGGTTGAGGGGCATTAGGACGAGGTGCTTGTCCTACTTGAGGAGCGTAAGCAGAGGGTTGAGGGCGAGCACTAAGGATGCCATTCTGTAGTTGAGTAGCAGAACCAAAGGCTGAGGGTCTAGCATGAACAGGAGCACCAATAGCAGGGCTACGGAACTTGACTTGCTGACCACCAGGAACATAACGACCAGTATCAGCAAGAGGTACTTCAGGTTTAACACCACCTTGAGGGCGTTGCTTCTCTACATAGGCAAGGTCATTCTTGAGCTTCTTATCAACTGCAGCACCACCTCCCCAGATACGAGAGACTTCAGCTTGTTTAGTCAGGCGCTCTCGCTCGTTATTAAGGTTACGATTACGAATGTCCCTTCTAAACTGCTCACGAACTTGAGCTTCTTTTTTAGTTTTAGCTTCAGCGTCCTTCTGAGCCTTAGCCCTTTCAGCTTTCTTTTTTTGAATTGTAGAGCCAAGCTTGTCACTTTGCCGACGAAGCTCTTCTTGCCGTTTCTTCTCGGCAGCAGATAGTGCCATAGTTAGTTAATATGTTGAAGAATAAGTTGTTCACGAGAGGTAGGACCGAAAGTCTGCCTCATCCATTGGAGCCAGTTATTACTGCCTTTTGCCTGATTGCACTTCTTACAGGATGGTACAAGATTTGATGTAAGAGTTGGTCCGCCATAGCAACGAGGATATACATGATCAAGTGTAAGTTCATTGAGTTCATAATGTTTTCCACAGTAGACACAGGTGCAATTAAAATGTTCCTTAATGGCGCGTCTCCAAAGACGCTTTGCTTCGGGACTTGTCATTGCTATTAGATTGTGGAGATAGTGGTCAGGCTTGGGGAACAGCGGGGTCATCTTGGAGCGTACTTCTTACCTTTTCTTGGACGGGTACGGTTAGCTTTAGGTGATTCAAGCTTGCCGGTATTAGGTCCGGTATGACTTGCATCTTTACCATCACCATTGCCGTATGTCCCAAGTTGTCGGTTAAGTTTGTTAGCCGCTGAGCGAATCTGTAATCCTTTACGGGTCTTGTTGTATTTCGCCTGTTGCTGTAGACGCTTCCGCCTTGCTTCAGGATTTGATTTGTAATAGTTAGAAGTCTTTCCTGCCATACAACCTAGTCCTTACAAGTTCAGGGTCTACCTTTGGCATGATGTTGGCGAGCTTATCGAGAGGGTTACCGTCGTAAGCAACACCAGAGATATCGTTCTTAGCTAACCAGTCACAGGCAGCCTTAAGGTCCTGAGTAGAGGCTTCACCAGATTTGATGCGATTGAGGAGTTCCTGAGTCACCATGTTATGGAGCTCATTGAACATATCCTCTGTAGCTTTCTTATTCGTGCTCACGGATTAACCTCTGGAGCTTGATAACATAGTTGGGATCAGTAGCGTAACCTTCAGCTTTCAGCAGCTCACAGCATTGAGCAGCAGAACTAGCACGGTTAACCCCACGATACCCGTTGTAATCTTTGTACCAACGAGTAACAAGGTAATCAATACAGTCATAAAGACTGTTGAAATCACGGAATGAAGCATTGACATGTACCATTCCATGTCCATAGTTTTCAGTGGTGTTGCAGACAGTACCTGCTCCTTTGATACCAAAGAAGTTATTCTTTCCAGAGGTAGCAGTACCATGAGCACTCTCAAGGGACCACTGTGCTGCAACGACTTCAGGGAACTTAGCGCCAGCAGCCTTAGCAGCTTCTTTAACGCCTTCCCAAGTATTAGAGTATGTCATAAGATTATTGCGGTGGGTTTGCCATCCAGGCAAAGACAGTAGTAACTACAGCCTGTACCATCTCTGGTACTTGACCATCAGGGTCACATTCTTTTCTTACTTTGCTGTGCGCCCAGCAGTTAGCTACCATCTCTGCTGCTAGAAGTAATGGAGCCGTCACCGCAATAAGGACGACGGCTTGTTTGTTCATTAGGCCAAGGTGTAGGAACCGCCGAGCTTACGTCCACCAGTACCACCAGAGATAGGCTTAGAATCTGTAGTAGGTCTATTTCTAGTCATATTAGTTTACTTTGATGAAGTAGTTTACGGCGTAGGACTTTGGCTTAGTTTCAGTGTCACCGCCCCCTGCGATTTGAACGGTGTGGGAGTGGTTGCCCTCGCTACTTGTGTATGGGTTCTGGGGGCTCCAATCATCCCAGTTGGCGACACGTTTGTTGACACCCATGTTCTTGGTCCCGTGCCAAGCTGCATCGCCGCCCCACGAAGCCGCGCCGTTGGTGTGTACGTGAGCGCCTTCATAGTTGGTAGCGCCTGTGAATGCAGTATTTGGTCTCTTGGTTGAATCTTCCGAAAAGGCGTTCAACGCACCACCATCCCAGCCAGACAGGCTCTGCCCAGCCATCCGCAAGAACGCACCCCGCAGGTCAGGCAGTGTCGTGGCACCCGTCAGCGTTGCGTAGGCAGTACCTACACAGTCACCACCAGCCGCAAGACGCCACTTGGCACCATCGGCACCCATTGCAGTCTGGAACTGCTGAGGGGTCAGCACCGACTGAATGATTGTTCCAACAGGAGTAGTGGAAACAGCCGCTGCTGTTGTGGCTGCTGCCACCTTCACCCAAGCCGTTCCGTTCCAGTGCCAGGTCTCGGCAACGTCTTCAACAAGGTGGGTTTCTTTGGTGCGTGGGTCAGTGAACTGCCAAGCAGCGCCATCCCAGCGAGCCAGCTTCCCTGCCTTTCCAGTCCATAGCCCTGTCGGGGCTGTGCCTGTGATGTAGAGATCGTTGAGGGTCGGGACTGCAGGAGGGTCATTGGCAATCGCCATGACCGACTCCTCGTGTTCCAGCGTGGTGGTGAGGGTGGTGAGCTTGGTATCAACTTCAGCCTTGCTGTAGGCCGTAGTGGCGTTGTAGTAATCAGGTGTCCAGTTTTCCCAGTGATCAGTGTTAAACCGCAGCAGCTGGTTTGTGGCTGGGGTGGTGATAGTTACATCGTTCAGATCATTCAGACCATTGGGCACCAGATCTTTTGGTGATGCACCACCGATGACATTCCCAACATTGCGATCAGGAGGAGAGGCAGGGTTAGTGCCTGCAGCGGCGGTAAAGACCGTCACATCTCCAGTAGACAGGTCGATGTACTGGTCACCTGCAATAGGAGCCCAGGTCTTGGGATCAGGCTGCGTATCAGCAGGCATCCCGTAGTTATCAGCCTTGCTAGCAACCTTGCTGGCATCCCAGGCGCCAGTACCCAGGTAGATGATCGGGCTGGTAAGCGTCTTGGGTTCCCAGACACCAGTGGTGTCATTCCAGACAGGCACCTGCCCTTCTGTCGCCTTGGCTAGTTCGGCGCAATCAGCAAGGTCTTCAAGGTTCAGGTTGGTAACGTAGTTCTTGACCGCCTCAACCGATGGAACAGCGGAGTCGTCGTTGGTGGCAGCGTTGATGTCACTGACGAACTCCTCGATCACCTGACCGGGGTGGCCGTCAAAGGTGATGCCAGCCACGTCGTCGAGCGTGGTGCTGGCTACCCACTGATCATTGACCGGATCCCAGCAGAGGAACCTGCTCTCGCCGTAGCTACCAGCTGGCAGGGTCTCAACGTTGTTCAGGTCTTCCAGCCGCATGTGGGGCAGAGGAGTGATATCAACCCACTTGTTGCCAGGAGAACCATCACCTGGAGGAGCATCACCACCAACAACGTTTGTCGTGCTGCGGAAGAATGCTTGTTGATAGGAGACAACAGAACCTGCTTCCCAGCTGGTATCCGACCAAGGAAGGAAGGAACCAAGGCTTACCCAACGCTGTTTAGACAGCAGGTCACCAGCAACGTGGACGTATTGAGTTCCATCCGACTGGAGCCAGTCTCCTGGGTTAAGTACAGCTCCGGTTAGCGCAGGTGCCAGGGGAGTATCTGTGGACTTGACGATATAACCAGAAGCCCCTGCCCACGTCCAGTAGTAACCACGGTTACCAGCAGCAGGTGCAGGGAGAGTTGAGATCCCAGCTTCAACAAGGGTTGAGCGGAAGAGCGATCCAGCAGCAATCCACTGCTTAATTGCATCCTCATTCAGAACATCGACCCAAGCCGTACCATCCCAGACCTTGATCTCCTTGTGCAGGTTCTCCAGAGTCGTCTGCAGCATCCCCGATTTAAGGGTCTGCGTGGGGTTAGTAGGATCAGGAGGATTAGGGGTGTCAGGGGCTGCCTGAGTGCCCTTAGAGAAGGTCCCACCGGAGCCACCGCTAGCAGTGGGAGCCTTGGCTACCCATTTGTTCTGAAGACGATCCCAGGTAATCACCTGTCCATCAGCAGTTGGTTTAACTTGGATGGGAGGGTTACCAGTAATAGTTGTAGGAGCGGGAAGGTCCCGACGGACCTCCCACTCATTCTTATTTGCTTTATATGTGGCGGTCAGAATTGACCCATCAGCTTGGGCTTCCGTATGGACCTGACCGTCAGTTGGGTTTAACGGAAAATTAAATGCCATTAGTATCTGATGGGGTATAAGGCGCAGCCGTCTCGCCGCTGGCTAGGAACTCCGCGTAATCCGCGTTGTCTGCATCAGCCGGAATACAAGCCCCGTCACTGCGAAGCAACACAACTTTGGAAGAATCAGACCATTGGTAAGAGAAAGAAGTCATCATTTAATCTCCGCGTCAAGGATAAGGTCGCAAAGCTCGGCTACTGTTTTGCCGATGTAACACATATCTGGGGTTAAGACGCCGGAGGTTGTGAAACCAGCGTCACCGCTTGGGGCATTTCTTATAGACGCAGTTGGCGCTGCTCGCATCTTTGTGTTGTAGACAAAAGGCACGGCGGCTGTCGGGACAAATACCGAGTAGACCCCGCAAAAACGACGGCACATGGCAAGCACGAGAGCAGTTGGGCGGTGTTCAAAAGGCGTCGCCACTGGCCCCTCCTCCATCTGAGCGCCTGTAAGCGTGATCGTCGCGCCGCTGTTGTTGCTAATCGTGAACTGCAAATAAGCTGCAGCGGAATCAGCGGTGAACGTGTGCGTATAGGTATAGCGGGTGGATCCGTTAGACGCTACACCAGTAGCCACTCCAGCCGCGCCACCGGGAATGTGCTGAGTGCCGGCACTGTCAACAAGAGAGAAAGTCGGCACTCCTGTTGACCAGACGCTTAGTGTCCAGGTGCTACCAGAAGCAAATCTCTGAGCGAACTCAATGCGTTGCCCAAGTGTGTTGTTATTGGCCAGATTGATTCCGGCGACAAGCCCCTTTGGGACGCCTGTGTTTGCTATTTCACCTGTCGTTGATGTGCCACCAACCAAGCCCCAGCGATCTGCAGAGCCATAGGCAATGGCTGCACCACCGCGGCTGAACGCAGCTGTTCCTCGCTGCCAAAAAATAAACTCTCCATTGATTAGGACGTTGCGGAAACCCAGCGCACCATTGGTCGGTAGCAGCTGACCCTTGATCGTGTCACCAGCCGTTGCTGGTGTTAGCACCGTGCCGGTGCGTTTCCAGACGTTGCTGCCGCTAGTCGCATTGTAGACAAAAGCCGTTGTCGCTAGCTGCGTCGTATTGGTACCTGCTGCAGCGGTAGGAGCAGTTGGAGTACCCGTCAGCGCAGGGCTTGCCAGCGGCGCCTTTTTATTCAGCTCAACCTTCAACCCAGCAGGATGCACCGCCCTGGTGTTATCCGTGCCAGTGGTGGTCTCTGCTGCTGTTGCTAGCTCAACAATGCCAGCCAACGTCTCCGAAGCAGGAGCAGAAGAGCCAGACAGTTGCTGCCAGTTAGAGCCATCAAAGATGATCTGGGAGCCTTGTGGGATGTTACCCGTCAGACCAGTGAAACCGGCATTAGCAGTACCACCAGTAGTGACGCTATAAGTCCAACCAGAGGCTGCTCCAGTCGGAGGAGCTGCGGTGATGTCAAGACCACCTTTATAAACCATGCCACCAGTAAGGGTACTGCCTGCAGTCCAGCTATTTGTAGCTGTTTCATAGACCCACGGAGTACCGTTAGGGTCGGTATATTTCTGCCCATTAGTGGGCGTATTTGGAAAATTAAGAGCCATTAACCTACCCAATGCGTGCTGTTATAAACATAAGTAACACCATTGCCGGTGTTATGCCAAAGTGATCCTTTCTGAGGTGAAGCCGGTGGGGTGGCACCAACCGACACCACTTGGTTCAGATCACTAAACTCAGCCTTGAACGTGGCGGCACCACGACCTACGGCTAGGAGATCAGTACCAAGTAATGATTTCATGATCAGGGAAGGGCAGTGAGGGTGGTCAGATTGAGAGGCATATAGGTAGCTTTACCAGCAGCAGGCGTAACGGACTTATTGGTGATAGTGCCAGCTTGTGTTTCAGCGGTGCTTGCATAGACAGCAGCTGCTGCAGCAAGCTGTGCAGCATCAACTACACGACCAGCGGTACCAGCAGTAATGGCACCAGCATCAGCCAGTTGAACAACACCAGCAGCAGTAGTAGAGGCAGCAGAGACGCCAATCAGAGGCTGTGCAGCAGTACCAGCTTTTGTGATAGGTGCGGTTACATCAACACCAGTGACACCACCTGCGCCACCAGCAGAACCGACGTGATCCCAGGCAGTACCGGCATAAACCAGCATGTCGCCTTTGTTAACATCAGTGTTCTGGAGGGTACCCCAGGAAGCATCAGTCAGTTTGCCAGCAGAGCTGAGCAGGTACACAGCACCAGAGGTAACACCAGTAGGTGCAGGTGCTGAGTTAGCAATAACACCTTTATAGACCAGAGCACCAGGCAGGTTGGCGCTAAGAACACCTGTGCCATCAATGCTAAGGTTGGTGCCAACTTTGATACCACCAAGGACAGTGCCAGAAGCAGTAGGCAGGGTATAGGCAAGAGCAGCAGCGAGGGACTGATAATCAAGCTTGTAGCTAGTACCAGCACGGTTGACCACAAACAGGTCGTTATTCTGAAGAGCCATGATTACGGAAGAGTAGTAAGAGGAATCGGATCGAATGTAAGATCAACGTTTGTGCCAACAGTTGTGGCAGTGATTGGAGCGTGTCCAGTTACGGTGGGAGCAGGACCAGGAGGGCCAACAGGACCAGGAATTGTTGAAGGAGCGCCTGGAGGTCCAGGAATACCTTGCAAACCTTGGTCACCTTTTTGTCCAGCAGGACCAGTAGCACCAGTAGCACCAGCAGGACCCTGAGCGCCTACCTTGCTAATAGAGACCCACTGAATGGAATCACCGTCGTCGTAATAGACAAAGCAGAAACCAGTCAGGGAGTTAAACCAAAGGTCACCATTAAGGATTGGAGTACCATCATTTCTCGTTGTCGGAGGAGTCTCCGAAACAATGGCCTGATAGGAATCACCTTTAGGACCAGTATTAGCCAGGGTTACCCAGGCATTAGCTGCATCATCCCACACCCTCAATACAAGATCTTGGGTATCAAACCAAGTCTTACCCCGCTGCTCTGAATTAGGCAGAGGAATAGGTGCAGGAGTAGTGTCTTGGAAGTAGGGATCTAGTCGCTGGCTGATAGCATCAGTAGTGGCGATGTATTGATCGTTTTGGAATGGTTTCCATGCACCGCTTAGTTGATCCTTGCGGAAGATAACATCACCATATGCTGCAGTGTCAGCAACACTGTACTTATTCCAATAGCCAGTCTTTAAGAGGTTCTGAAGATCCCCATAGACCTCACACTTAGCCTCTTGGATAGCAAGCCGTAGTTGATCGAAATCATCATTCAGATCCTCAGCACGGATTGCAGAGCCCGGATAGAACTCGGCAATCATCTTACTAAGATCTGTCGTTCTTGCGATCTTAACGTTAAAGACCTGTTGCTTCCCCGGATCAGGTACCGGAGGAGCAGGAGGTGCGTCTTTAAATTGAATTGTCGTAGGATTAGCAAAGGACCATTTGTCCCGTGCTACCTCTAAATATGTTTTTGTAGGGTCATCCCAAAGCAATACATGGACATGCTCACGAAGCATGTATGTAAAGGGGAAGGTAAATAATTTAGTTGTACCGTCACCTTTGTAAGTGATCTGTACGTTATCGCAGATCGTAGCCATTATTTGTTCTGCATGTTAATTGCGGAGTAGTCCCTTGAGCCTTGAGCCCTACGATTCTTAGCAGCAGCAAGTTCTGCCTGTCTAATCTCTGGTATCTCAGAAGCTAGTTGTCGTTTAGCGTGATTAACGGTTTGGGTGATTAACCGCTTAATGCGAATATGGGTGTAGGTGTCAGCAAGATCAGCTTGTTCAGAGGTAATCCCTCTGTCACGCATAGCTTTAATGTTCTTGATATCATCCAGTACACGTTTGTCCTTCATCAGTAGTTCAAGACCTGTACGTAAGTGACCAGCTTCACCCATGATTTGAGCAAGTCTGGCGCGTTGTTCTGCGTTGTAGGCAACACCTTTAAGTGAAGTTTTAAAGGCAGGCTGTACAGGAAACTCAGAGTCAATAAGGAACTGCTTAACAGGAGAAGGATCAGAGTTAATCTTGAACGGTAGTGTATTGTTCAGAGCATTAGTGAACGGGTCATTATACCCAACCTTGGAGCCATCAATCGGATCAATCGCATAAGGGAGAGATTTACCAATACCAACAGCATCAAGGATGTTCCACTTGTTCCTCATCATTGAACCCAGATCACTGTCTACTTCCCTCAGACCAGGCATCATCATCCTGGACATTTGATTGAAGAGACCGACACTCATGGTGTTAGAAGCCCAACGATTGATAGCATCACCATTACCACTAGCCATCTCAGCAATAGGTTGTAGACCTTGGAGGAATGACTTATTGGTAAGGTTCATCGATACTGCAAAGCCAAGCTTATTGAGGAGCTGTTCAGACTTTGTGGTACCCAGTGTATTAATGTTCTCCAGAACGTCCGCTGTAAGCGCCAGGAAGGTGGCTATAGGCTCAACGCCGTCATAGCTTACCCATTGACCTGTAGGGGTCCTCCAGGACCTCAGAGGACGCTCTCCGAAGTTCTGTTGGAACTTGTTGGTTTGTTTGTTGTAGCTACCGTTACCTGTGAGGTTACCTGAGGCATACATCCAACCACCCATGGTGACCAGTGCAGTACCCATAGCTACACGACCTTCTACTTCAGCACGATAAGTTTTCCAAGCCTGATCAAGTGGTTGCTTAGTAACATCAATACCCTTAGTAGCAAGGTATTGAGCAACAGCATCAGCATTCTGAGCCCAAGACTTTTCGTCACCAGTCATGCCAGACAACTGCCTTACCTTTTGAAGGTCACCAATGAAGTAAGACAAAGGTGAATGCTTATGTACAAAGTCCAATACGTTAACCGAAGTACGTGGGAACAGTACAACAGTCTTCAAGATAGGGGCTTTACTCAGTAGCTTATTAAGGCTCTCAGCGTACTCATTATCCAGGCTCATTGAGATCTCTTGAGAGGCATACTTAGCAGCACTGTCAGTCAGAACATCATTATCATCAAACATTGTCCTGTAGATCTTCTGTGCTGCTTCCTGAAGTTGATCAGCATTAGGTGCTTTACCTGTTGCCTTGAGGATCTCATCGTAGGCTCTACCCCTTGCTTCAGACATAGCCAGTGTTGCCTTAACAAAACCATCACCAGCTTCCATTATGTTCATGGAGTAACGAACCCATGGATGGTTGTTGATCTTCTGCATGGTATCCACGAACTGCATCTTGAATGCAGGACCATGGTTACCTTTCAATGCCTCAGCATTGGCGTACTCCCTTGCCAGTTCAAGCATCTCATTGTTGAGAGTTTTGAAATCAGCTCGTTGAGTGATGGTTGGATCAGCAGCTACCTTACGGAACATCTGTTGCATGTACTGCCCAGATGCTTTCATTGTGGTATCCATATGGGTAGCGTATTGCATCCATCCACGATGAAGTGTCTGCCAGTCTTGACGAATAATGGCTCCTAAAGCAACGTTTGCAGGCTTCATAAGAAGCAGTGCAAAGTTGTTAGTAAGGGCTTTAACAGGAGTCAGAAGGGAGGACAGCTTAGCGTTGTAGAGAGCAGCCCACATCCCTTGTACAACTTGACTAGGGACCTCAGGTTTACCATCAATGAATGCCTTGTTAGTAATGCCAAGGACTTCTGCCATGTAGTTGTTCAGTTTATGGAGACTGTTTACATCACCATCAGACAACTCATAAGCCCTCATCAATGGAGAGACATAAGCAGGGTGCTCTTTGTTCATAGTCTTGAGTTCAGTCCAGAACAGACGCTTCCGTTCGGCTTTCAGTTTCTGTGCAGCCTTGAACTCATCAAGAGTTTTCTTAGCAAACTTAGCAGCTTCATCAGGGCTTTGAGACTTCAGGGTTTCTTGCCAGATCTTTTCATTGTTCAACCGCCAACCGGCAATCGAACTAGACATATCTGTTTCATACCATAGCACCTGCATCTTATCCAGAATACGCTCTTGGATCTGAGCAACATCTACCTCCTCTCCAACAACTCGTGCAGCATTAGCAAGGTCAGAGGATTCACCAGCCAGAGCTACCTTCCAATAGGCAGATGCTCGATCGGCATCCATATTCAGGAAGAACTTAGAGAACTCACTAAGGGCTCTACCTGCTGCAGCTTGAGCTTCAGAGTCAAGAGGAGTAGCCCGTCCAGCACCCATGACTACCTTGATACTATCTCGATAACCATCAAGGATCTTGTACATATCCGTAGGACGAATCCTAGGATCAAGTAGTTGCATTGCTAGCTTGTCACCAGCAGACATAAGCTCCTTGCTGTCAGCCATCCTTCCATTAGGAAGAACAACTTCAAAGTTACCTGTCTCTTTGATACGATTGTCCAGTTCAGTAACAAGCTTCCTACTAGTGATCTGATCCAGATCCATGCTCTTCAGGAAAGCATCAGTATGAAACTTTTGTGGACGACCATACAAGGTATCAATGTTCTCAGTGATCCTCCAGTTATCCACCAGCATCTGGGGGATAGCATCCGGCTTCACTGCATGAGGAATGGTCTCATAGGTATCAGAGATTTGACTATGAATGTTAGGCGAGTAGTAGTTGAGGTAGTCAATACCACCAATCTGATCAAGTTCTACTTGACCCATCTCATCGATGTGTTGTTGACGGTAGTTCTCATCCTTCAAGATACGATCAAGGAAGGGGTGAGCTGACTTAGTTTGAGGGGACTTATTCGTGATGGAATCAAAGGCAGCCTTAGCTGTATCATCCTTAGGTTTGAAGGTAACACCAGGAGCCTTACCTTTCAGTGCCTTAGCCCAGGCAATACTGCCTTCTAAAGCAGAAGCAAGCAGACCTAAGCCTGCCCCTTCCATCACATTCTTATTTCGTTTGATATCAGGACTATCAGAATCAAGCGTAGCCCAGTCTTCAGGAATCCAACCAACAGCTTGAGGGAGGTTATCCTTCAAGACACGAATAAGGTTGTCCCCTTCTGAGTTACGATTCAGGTAATCAACAGCTGTACCAGCAGCCATATCAACACCAATGTTTCCAAGCATAGCTACTGCTTTGGATGTATTGGCATACTTAGCCATCTTGGCTACCTGAAGGATGCCTGCCTTAGTAAGGCTTCCAATACCAATAGTAGGACCAATGAATGAGACAATAGATCTCAGACCTTTACCCCACTCTGTCTTATTTTGAGGACCCCAGTCTTCAGGAATAAACTCCCAGTCTTGACCACCAAGGGTACCTACTGCTTCAACAGTATCGTCAACAAAGTCAACCATACCACCAACAGCAGCTGTCCCTATTTCAGCAATAGGGTTAGCTGACTGAGCTTCTTGTTGTTGCTTTTGTTGTTCAGCAGCTTGTGCTTCTTGTTGAGCAACAAGCTCTTCTTGTTTTCTACGCTCCTCTTCCTCTCGTTGCAGCTGTTCATTCTGCTCGTAAGCTTGCTGCTGATCAAGAGGGTCGATGGATGCAGGCGTTGTACCAGACAACATGTTGCCTATTGGATCGTAACCCATTACGCACTTCTACCGTGTAAGAATGTATATTGTTTGCCGTTAGGCAGTTGAATAGTTAGCTGATCTCCGTGTTTTGTACGGACTGAACCAACAACCTTTGCTCCACCTTTGAGGTAGACCTTAGAGCCAGAGGCAGTCCGATAATCAATACCGTGAGATCCTCGTGCTCGATGCTCAGCTTGACCATCAGAGGTTCCAACTTTGCTGAGTGGTACGCGACCGTATTGCGGATCATCGACCATCACATAGCGGTCTAGATCAGTAGGTTTGAAGTTACCCCTATCAACTCTTTTGACATCAAGGTGAGGACCAGTAGATGTAGGACCTTCATTCCCTGTAACGTAGGCAAGCCTAGGACTCATGAAGGCAGGGTTCCTCCAGGGACTACCACCAGTTGGGTTATAGCCGTACTTAGCAGCAGCTCTTAACACCTTAGGTTGATATGCTCTGTTCTCTGCTGACTTACGGATGCCACCAGGACCACCGTTGTAAGCGTAGATAGCTTCCATTGGATCACCTAGTTGAGCAGTTAGTTCACGGAGATACTTAGCTGCATAGTGAATAGAGGCAGTAGCGTTAGTCGGATCTACAGTCGGGTGATAACCAGGCATGATCTGTGCAATACCCACAGCACCAGCTACACTCCTTGCCTTTGGATTGAAGTTACTTTCTACCTCAATAAGACCAGCAAGAATAGCGGGATCAACACCATTAGCAGAAGCCGCTTGAAGAATGACACTGCCATATCCATTAGGGACTCGACTAGGGTCGAAGCTTCCTGTACTTGCATAGGCTCTAGCTACTCGATTATAGGAAGGTTTATAGTGAAGCAACCTCACCATCTCTGGTGACATACCAGCAGTCTGCCGCTGTAGATGAGGGTTCATCGGAAGCTGACCCAACCCTCTTGCTTGTGCTTGACGATTAAGCACTTCCCAAGGACTGATCGTACCTCCAAACCGATTGGAGATATAGGTAGCAATAGCAGGATACTGATAACTAGGGTTGTTGACATTCTTCAGTGCATCATTGAGAGTAGCAACTGGAATCAATGCATGACTATCTAAGGTGCTAGCACCAGAAGACAAGATGTTATCAATCTTAGCCTTGTGTTGTATCCAGTTACTGGAATACCCCTTAGGCATAACATTCTTGAAGCCATCTTTATCGTCTACATAGTAGATGCCTGCTGGGTTGTCTGGAGTAGAGAGTTGAAGGTCTCGTTGGAAGTTAGCGTAGGCATTAGCTGCAGCTTGTTCAGCAGACATAGTGCCAGTATTAAGTGCAGCAGCAAAGTCTCGTTGGAACTTACCCTGAGCTTTAGCAACAGCCAACTCAAGTCCAGCTTTACCTAGGTCAGTTACGGACTCATTACCAGAGTGACGCTTGAGATCCTCTTCAATCTGTTTGGTGTACTGCTTGAACTCAGGAGTATCTTTGCGAGCCTTATCTAGGGTCTGTGCTCTAGCAAGGAACGACTGTCTAACTGAGTAAGGAACAGCAGGATCGTTGAGCATTGCTTCAGTAAGCATCCCTGCTCTATCCAGTTCTTGGAACTGTTGGGTGTAGTAGTTCTTTGATTCAGCATCAGTAGACCTACCCTTCCAACGCTCTAGTCGTGGATCAGTGTAGCCTTGGAAGTCATCTTCCAGCTTCTGTTGGACAGCTTCAATCTCCTCCTCTGAAGGCGGATTCTGTTCCCAGCTATCAACGACTTGATCTAGCCACTGCTTAGCTTCAAGGTGAAGTTCAGCCTGAGATTCATCATAGTCTGCTTGTTCTCGCTTAGCAGCTTGACGACGTGCTTCTCTAAATTCAATAGGATACTTCTCAGCCCAGGTAAGCTTCCCATCCCAAGAGAGTTGATTACCAATGTCATCAATCTCTTCGGTAGTAGTGAGTAGTTTGAGAGCCTCTTCCCGTGCCTTACCTCTCGTCATCCCAGCTCGGGTGAAGGTATCAATAACCTTGGAGAAGTTACCTGTGGGATCAGCAGCGATCAGCTGTTGACCTTCTGCAATGATCTCTTCCTTAGCTGCATCTTCATCTTGCTTCCTCCACTTATTGAGGTAAGCACTATCCACTTCCCTCATACCAGGGAAGGCATACTTATTGAGGAGTGCAGGGTTGATACCCATCAGTCCTGTTTGCTGGAAGAACTGTGCCCTTGCATTAGACAAGTAAGCAGCCTTCTCAGCCGAAGACAGGTTAGGTGGCATATCCTTTAGGAGAGTCTCTAGTGACTGTCCATAGGCGTTCTGAGCATTCTGTGCTACACCCATGGCATAGCCGTATTGCTTCCAACCACTAAGGGAACGTAGCTTCTGTACTCCCATGAAGGGAGCACCGGATGCTTGGGCAGCATCTCCTACAGCTTGGATCTGATCATCTGTATCTTTGAGGTAGCCTTCAGCAATGTTGAAAGCCATCTCTTCTGCAGGGTCAATACCATCAAGGTATGCCTGCATCAGACCATCTTCCATATCACGTTGGCTTTGACGCTGAGTCTCCTCTACTAGGTACTTGGAGAGCGTTCCACTGAACTGAGAGAGGGACTCCCAGTTACGTGCAGTGTTATCAGCATTAGCCTTGCTAACAGCATTCAGGTTCCTACCCTCTGCCTGTTGGTAGAGAGCAAGGTTCTGTTCCTGCTGTTGGTTATGTTCCTGCATCGCAGGGATCAAACTTCCAAGGTCTCGGGGAGCAAACCCTTTAGCTCGGGCTGAGCCTTGGAATTGAAGTTGTTGAGGTTGGTTCATAGCCCGAACGTATTAGTAGGGTTGTATTTCCAGTCCACACCAAACGCTGGACCGTAGTACGGCTTGCCACTGGGAGCAGTGAATGTTTGAGCTTTAGGTGGTTCAAATCCCTTCGGTGCCTTCATACTGGCGTAGGTACCAAACCCACCAAGAGCTGCTCCTGCAATACCCAATGCAAGACTTGAACCACTCGGTCCAGGTACTGCCATAGGCTGTGGTACAGCCATCGGTTTCTGCGGGGGAATGATGACTTGGTTATATGCTCTCTGGTTAGCAGCTTGTAGTTGAAGGGAGTTATCGTAGAGGCGCTGTCTCATAGCACCCTGAGCAGAAGTCAGGTTGGCTGCAATGACAGCATTGTTTCTACCAAAGGCTCCAACTGCTGCAGTATCTAGTCGTTGAACACTTCGACCTGAACGTTCACTGGCAGCGTTGGTACCACGTAGACCAACAAGCTGTTGCATCATGTCCTGCTTCTGGAAGAGGGCTTGTTGGAACTGTTCGTTCATCTGTGCCTGCTCTGAAGCAAAGGCTCTATCAGATGCGGAGAAGTTCTCATCAACACCTTGTTTGTACTCAAGGCGTTTCTGTGCCCAGATACCAAGTTGGTTCTGCCAATCTAGTTTCTGCCTTTGGTTGTTGTAATTGTATTCACGCTGGGCAACTTCGTTTTGATAGTCAGCTTGGGCTTGGGCTGATTGATGAGAGCCTACGGCTCCTATTGCCCCCTGAGCAAATGTTGCTACGCCCGCTGTAATCGGATCGCACACGGCAAAATTCTATAAAGGTTAGATTATTGGGACCATGGGTAACTTCCCTTAGGAACTTGAACCCAAGAAATTTAAGGAGTTTCAGGTGGATAGTATTTCGTTTATCAGCGATGTTCCAAAGAAGACGATCCTCTCTGGAGTCAACAAAACGTTTTGCTTCCCTTGCAAAGGTCATCGGGAAGTCTTCAATAGCTGGTGTACATACCATCCAGATAGATCCATCAGGATGTACTCCCGCCAGTCCGGCAATCCTGCCGTCTGGCACCGTGAAAGACACCGTAGAGGGGAAGGAAGCAGCCTGTAAGAGGATCTCCTTAGGGTCATGGCCGTGACCTTCTACGACCTCTCTACGGTCATCTGGACGCAAGTTAGAGGCCACCTCTAGGGCAGCCTCAACTGTGCATGGGTGAATAAAGTTAGACACTCTTATAGGACTTGGGTGATATCTTCCCTTCCCATTCCATACTCAACAATGAAGCAGGTGTGGGGTGGTAGCTAGTCAAATGAATCGTGTTAAAGACGTTCTTCTCATAGACAGGTACAGTCTGGAAGACAGTAGGCATCACCTCATGGGTGTTTAACTCATAGTGATCACCAGGACTCATCTCCCATTGATCAACGTAGTCAGGCTTGCCTTGCTTCTTAACCGTTGTCTTGAACATTCCCACATCAGCAAACTGAAGCTTGATACGATGTACAGTGAGATACCTCCGAGTATCAGACTTCACCTTGTCTGAGTCCTCCTTCGTCATGAAGATGGTGGGGAAGTGAATAGCCATCTGGTATGGATAACCAATCACAATGTCTGTACCGGTCCAGTCACCATGCAGGGTAACGTCAGACCATCCAAGACCAGCAGGTTGAATGTCTGCTGTAGGAGATACTCTGCCTTGGAATCTACCGGGACCAATACCAAAGACAACACAGTCAGAGGTATAGGGATGTTCGACAGTGAAGGTAGTGACGTTATAGTTAGGATCGTAGGTGAGATCAGTACGAGGTACGTTACTCCGAACATCTAGTCGGGGTGTGTAGGTGACCTCAGTGGTAGCTACGATGTAGTCATCTGCACTAAGGGACAGGTTAGTCTTGACAAGATAGACACGGCTGCCAATCTCCAAGACTTGGTAATAGGTATCCTTATCAACGAAGTGGTAGCAGAGCTTACCGGGGAATGTCCACTTAAACCAGCTGCTCATCAGACGCTTGTTACCGTCATTGAAGTAGCGGTAGTAGATACCCTCAGTGGCATAGCGTTCTGCCATACCAAGCAAGGTGTTCTCCTTACTCTGAGCAATCTCAGTCAGCTTGGAGCTGAGGAGTTCGTTGACAATCTTGGATTGTTCTAGGATCTCAGGAGCATCATTATTACCAATACCCGTCATCTCAAAGAAACGGGAGTAGTGATTGGTAGAAGAGAGGAAGCCTAACGTAACTCCCATGTCAACCACATCAGTGTGTTCGTTCCACTGATAGGTACTCATCGTTTCAATCTTCGCTGTGATAGGACTCAGGATGTCCTGGCTTGTCCCATACAGGAACTGCTTATCACGACTAAAGAGGATCAGACCAACCTTCATTGGAATAGCATCATGTAGCTCACAGGGAGTGGTACTAGATGCAGCCAGGTCAATCGGATCATTGTCAGTCACTGTCATTGCAGTGTTGACAAAGAAGTTGAAGTAGTCACCACTCTGACTTTGGATGAGGTTCTCATTACTGAGGAAGGTTAGACGATTACGATAGAAGACAGCCTTGTTAATGGTCTTCCCGACAAAGCTGGGATCAGGGTTCGTCTTCTCATCACCTACTAGCCTCTCCTCCCATTCAATAGGACACAGCATGAAGGTGCCATCAGGCATCCTCACAAGCTGGTGAGGCATGGTGGTGATGTTGAACTGTGTGGGGATACCAGGCTTGACTGTCTCCTCCCACGTACCAGCTCCATCAGAACCCTCTTCGTTACCGATGAACTTCAGGTAGTAGTCATCCTCATCAGCTGCTGAGTTAGTAACACGGACAACATAACCATCCTTACACTGGGGAGGCAGCTGTCCTACATCATTGATCTTATGGGTGAAGGCAGTGATGGCTTGGTTGCTACGACCACCAGAGGAAAAGATTTGGAACTTACGATCAGCTTTAATGTAAAGACCATTACCAATGATCTCACAGGTGAAGCCAGGGGTTGTTTCAATTTGAGTCTTAATGTCAGTCAGGATGTCCTGAGCACTAACACTCCCAGAAGCTGAGTCCTTAACAGTGAGGTGATAGGCAGAAGCAAGGGACTGATAACCAGTGGACTTGGATTCACCAGTGACATTGACGGTATAGTTCTGACCCTTCATAGTCACTGTAGCTGTATCACCAATCCTCCAACCACTACCACCGTTGTTCAAGACAACAGTTGTTCTGTATGAAGTTTCATCGTAGTAGCCAGGGACAGAAGAGTTCCAACCTTGAGTGATTAGAGTGAAGCGAAGACCAACCTTGCTGCCTTGATTGACAGTGAAGGTTTGCTGGTCTACATACCGCATCCCGTTGTCATCCCTGACATGCCATTGACTGGGGTTAACGCTGAGGTTGGTTGCCTTCCATGTATCAATCTGTGTTGGGTTAGGCTCAGTAAGATCTACCCTGTACTCAGAGTTGTACTCAATCTGATTGATGGATATGAATGCTTCATAGGGACGCTCATTATCCTTACGACCTCCCATCGATACCTCAACACCTGTGTTAACAATGATCGTGTAATCATTGATAGTTAGGAACTTTAGGTTCTCCGGGTTAGCATTAGCTAGGTAAGGAAGGTCAGCAATAGAAGTCGGCTTTGGGTTGGGATTGGTGCTACCTGGAGGTAGTCCTGTTCCCCCATCCTCAGGCTCTTCAAGGTCTGGTGTGCTGTTATAACGGATGGTCTTCTCCTCACCAGTCAGGATATTCCAGATACGGAAGTCACCGTTGACATACTGTCCGATGTACTTCTCATTGTTATCTCTGAGGATATGAAACCACTTACCTTCCTTGACGGTATTGAGGGTATCAATAAGCTCTGAGCCAGGTCTCTTCACAAGACCAAACGTCACATCAGGTAAGCCATTAACAAGGTCTCTGACTTGACCAGGACGCTTCAGGTGGTCAGGTTGAAGAGAGATACCGTGGACATATGATGTGACTTTCTGTGTGACATTTGTCATCAGCGTTGCAGTGCGTGATAGGGACGGTAGTTATGACCTCGTGTACCTCGTGGATAACCAAGGAAGTTATAGTCACCTTGATTGCACTCATACTCCATGCAGATAGCACGGGCTACACCTTCCTGTTCTTGGAACAAGGCGTAGAGCTGAGGGTCAGCAGTCAGCTTGCTAACAGCAAGACGTGCTGCTCTGTAGGTGATGTATTGCTTGAATGGGTGGGGGAGATCCTCGAAGTCAAACTTCCACACGATGTCGTAGTGGAGCTTATGGGTGAACTCAAAGGTATGGTTTAGCTTGTCGTACAGTTTGCCGTTACGCTTGACGGTATCAATACCAGGCAGCTCACAGTCCGAGAGATCCATCTGTAGGACGTTCTCTGGAATCTTGATCTCGTTCTGATTGTCAGGAACAAGGGGGTAGGCGTACTCAGTATTGAATACCCACCCTTCTGATTGAACACTGGAGCTGACCTCAGCTAGGGTCCTAGCAACGAGAGCAACCTCCGGGTTGTCATAGTTCAGAGTCGTAACGGGAGACTGTCCAAGGCTCCCCAGAATTGAGTTCACTGCGGAGAGTTCGGTCTCGGTGTCAAATGTCGTAGGGAACATTGATAATCATTCTCAAAATAGAGTTAAAAAAAAGGGACCCCCGAAGGAGTCCCCAAAGATGAGTTACGGGATAGCAGGAATGTTGCACTCCTGTCCGGCGTAAGCGGTACGCATCCCCTTGCTCTCCGACTTCACAGTGGAAGCAGGAACAGCAGTGCCACCAAAGGCACGACGGGTACGAGCAACGCTAACGCGCACAGTCGGATCACCGCAGACGCCACGAGTGGCAGCAGCAGTACCGGCTTCAGTCGCTTTGTTAGCAGCCATGATTAATAAGGACGAGGGTCGTATGTTTCAGATTTGATAGAGTAAGCAGCAAGCCCAGCGTCGAGATTACGACGAGGGAAAGTTACTTCCGTTGCAGTATGTACTCCCACAGTAGGGAGGACATTAGCCCTGGGGGCAGGGGGAAGCCCGCCACCACCAGTACCAGAGCCAGAACCACCACTCATAGTCATGTAGGTTCCTCCTCTATCAGACTGCCTGCAGTTCGATAGCTGCAGCAGGGTTCAGGGTGCCAACGCCCATGGCAAGACGACCAACGATGATGTCACCTTGGTACATCACGCTCACATCACCAGAGGTGGTTTGAACTTGAGGACCAATGGCTTCCACAACAGCAGCAGCATCTTTGTAGTAGATGAGGCCACAGGGGTTGGAGAAGTCACCGCTGTAGTCATTGTTCTCACCGTCCACACGGGCAACGCTACCAGCCTTGAAGGGCAGGTTGTTGGAACGACGGATGCTGATACCAGCGATCTCATAGAGACCTTCACCGCTGTTCAGGCTGCCACCTTGGGCACCGAAGTCACGGTTGAGGATGTTGGTATCGACCTGAGAGATCAGGGCATAGTATTGACGAGGGGACAGCACAGCAGTCCGACCATTCTTAGGCAGGTTCTTCTCATCGAGAATAGCTGCAGCTTCAAAGAAGGCATCGACAATATGCTGGGCGCTGTACTCATTGCCAGCACCAAGCTTGATGATGGAACCACCGGGCTCTGCAGGAACTGCAGGAGTCACAGGGGAGGTACCAGCAGAGGCACCGATCGGATGAGCTTCACGGGCAGCCTTAGCGATGGTGCGGAAGATCTTCTTGTCATAGGCTTCAGCCAGGGCGTAGCCAATCTTCGAAGCGATCTCACCACGCAGGGAGTAGTGAGCAAGGGTCTCATCAAGGTCATAGACGAAGGCGCTGGACACCAGCAGGTCATCCATGATGATGGTCTTCTCTGCCACCGGGGGATCCCCAGAACCCATGATCGGAGTTCCGGGTTGATGATACGCCGCATTCATACGGCCCGTGAAAATGAATTGGGCTGCTTTGGCGTTCTTCAGTTGACGGCTTTGAACAGTGCCCTTAGCAATACAGGCAGCTTCATAAGCCTTGAACATCTCCCCAGAAAATATCTTGAGATATGTCGCATATTTAGCATCGTAGTCAGCACCACCTTGGGTGAGGCCAAGACCGGGATGCTTGTTAATGGAACCGACGGAAGTGATAGAAGTGTTCGGTGCGGTTCCGGGGAGAGGACTCCAGGTTGTCATTGTTAGAAAAGAGAGAAGTTAAAGTTACTTGCTCTCAAGCTTGAGAAATTTTTTGCGCTATATTTTTTATGGGTGTCTGTCTCTCCAGACTGTCAATGACTATCGGGTGTCCAGCGTACCGGGCCAATAGTCAATACCTGAGGGAGGACTTGCACCTCCCAGTCCGCTTAACGGATCAGGTCGCTACCTTCTCTGCACCCTTAGGGCTAAGCTTCTTACACTGGGCAAGAGAGTTAGCTTTGTTATAGGGTTCAGGGTAGGCAGTACGAAAGAACTCATCACCAGTAGTCTTCACTACATAGTCGATGGTTACACCAGTAGATTTGGGATTGTATCCAAGTGCCATAGCATTAACCAATAGCAGGAGCTTTCAAAGCGATGGGAACAATGTTGTTAGCTGCCAAGTCCAGAGGGAGGTTGTGAGCGTTTCTTTCATGCATCACTTCTAGGCCAAGGTTGGCACGATTAAGAATGTCCGCCCAAGTATCAACTACTCGACCTTGACTATCGAGAATAGACTGGTTGAAGTTAAGCCCGTTCAGGTTGGTCGCCATAGTGGCAACACCAAGAGCGGCGAACCAGATGCCGACAACAGGCCAAGCCG